GAATCTGAGCGCACCGATTCCGTTCATGGACACCCCCTACTGGACCGCCCAGGGTGACTCGAACGCGAACGGCAAGATTTGCGCGCTGATCTTCTACGTTCAGGCGATCTCGGTCTTCTGATGTCGAACTCGGCCGCATGACGAATGCCCGGGTCATCGGTCCCCTCGGGGGGCTGTGTCCTCTCGCTGCAACCCTCGTCGGGGTCGATGGCTCGCGGCACCCCTGGAGGCCCTGATGAACTCGACCGCAGACCTCGCCAGCAAGTCAATATCCCTGCCGACGTGGCTCCTCGCGGTCATCGTGTTCGGAGGACTCGGCGGGGCCAGCTCTGGGGTGATGGGCGTGGTCGGTCTGGGCGGCAGCCCCGACACCTCCGCGACAGAGTCTGAGGGCCGGATGGTCCGCGTCGAGGATGAGGTGGGCGACCTGGGGGTCGCGGTCGAGAAGATGCAGTCGGAGCTGAGCATCGTGCATGACAATCAGATCGCCATCTGCATCGCCACCGACGCGCAGTGTGAGCGCTGATGCCGAAGTTCGGCCAGCGGAGCAGAGCGAACCTCGCTACCTGCCAGGAGGACCTCCGAACCCTGTTCTCCGAGGTGATCCGCTGGTGGGACTGCACCGTGCTATGCGGAGCCCGCTCTCAGGAGGAGCAGGACGCGGCCTACTTCGCCGGCACCTCGAAGGTGCGGTTCCCAGGGAGCAGGCACAACGTCGGCCCCGGAGCCCCCAGGGAGCTATCAGCCGCTGCCGATGTGATGCCCTACCCCATCGACTGGCACGACCACGACCGCATCGTGCAGTTCGCAGGCTTCGTGAAGGGGGTCGCTGCTGTGCTCCTGGATGAGGGGACAATCTCGCACCGCATCACATGGGGCGGCGACTGGGACAACGACGGCAGCACGAGGGATCACACCTTCTTCGACGGACCGCACTTCCAGCTGGAGGATGATTAGATGGACAAGCTTCGGAGCCGTAAATTCTGGCTCGCTCTGCTCGGGGCTCTGCTCCCGATCGTGGCTGCACTGCTGACTGGAGAGGTGGACCCCGAGGTCGCCGTCAAGTCGGGTAGCGCCGTCCTGGCCTCATACATCCTCGGCCAGGGGTATGTCGATGCTCAGGCTGCGAGGCATGCCACTGCCGCCCCGGAGGCCCCGAGTGACGACGACAGCTGAGCGGAGGCAGCTCAAGCGAGCAGACGCAGCTGCGTTCCTGGACGAGCATTCCGGCCCGGTGATGGCGAAGCTTGTCGATGTGATCGGGGACCTGTCCGACGAGGTCGAGGGGCTCCGTCAATTCGAGCAGGACGCGGCTTACGCTGCCGAGCTGGCATATCGGCTGGACAACGCAATCGCCCTGGGCGACCCCCTGCTGGAGGCCCTCGACGGGATTGTGGCGTTTTTCGTCGCACTGGCCGCCATAGGGATCTACCGAGCCATCGCTCGGCGCGAGAAGCTCCGAGGGGCTCGCCTGGACAGGCTCCGTGACAGGCTGGAGGCTCGGGGGCCGAGAATGGCGCGGGCTAACCGGATGAGGCTAGAGCGTAGGATCAAGCGGCTGGAGTCCCCGAGCTAGTCCCCCGGGTCCGCCCAGAACCCAAAGTCCGACCCGCCCCCTTCGTGGGCTCCGAAGCGGGCTCCAGGGGGGGAGAGGCTGTCCAGGGACTCCGCGACCTCGAACAGCAGCTCGCCTGCCCGCTCGGAGCCCCACCACGGGGAGTCGTCGCAGAGGTCAAGCCCCCGCATGTAGCCCTGCTGGTAGCAAGCTATCCCGACCGGGGTGCACGAGCGCCGGTACTCGCTATCAAGCCCCAGCATCAGCTCGGAGTACCGGGCCGGGGAGAGGCTGGAGAGGACCTCAAGGAAGGACGGGAGGAGGTCCTGGACGCGGAGGGTGCCGTGGGAAACGGTGCCCAGCTCAGCCTCGGCCGGCTCGTGTCGGACGGTCATCCCTCTCCCCTCCTGGGGCGACCCTCAGAGCTGAGGACTATTGCCAGCCTCCAGTCGTCGTCGGAGAGGGCTCTGAGGGCCTCGACAAGCTCGTCAAGCACCTCGCCCCCTGTGCCCACCCCTGAGGGGAGGGTCGAGCCGCTCTCCAGCGTCCTGAGGGCCTCGTCTATTTTCCTGACGGACTCTCCCCGCCTCTGAACTGCTCGGACCATCCTCAGGAGGGTGATTGCCTGGGACCTCGGGATCATCATGGCTGGCCTCCTGGTAGTCGGATGAGTCACGACGACCCCCCGAAAGCTGGGGGGAGTGGGGGGCCGACGTGCTCATCGCCCACCGGGTCAGTCGGTGGGGTCTGGGAGTCCTCCTCAAGGGGCTGCGTGCTCTCCCCGGGGTGCCCGCACCCGTTGTGCCCATCATTCCACAGGCATCCGGTGTGATCGTTGAGGCAGCCCCACGAGTCATCACCGGGTCCGCCGTCCCTCTCCCGATAGCACGGGGGCTCAGGCTCCTCCGGGCTGGGCTCCGGGCTCACCTGTGCTCGCTCCTCCTGCTCGCAGTACCTGTCCCATGCCTCGCTCGGGCACTCAACTCGCGTCTTTCTCATGCTCCCCCCTTTGCCTCAAGGCACTCATCGCAGATGACCTCCCCGTGCGGCGCGTCATCCCCGCAGGTTCGGCAGACCCCAGGCTGGACAGCGCACTCCTCGCAGACCTCGGTATCGCTAGGCTCGCCGCACTCAGAGCAGACCGCGCAGCGGGGGCAGCCGTTGTCGTCTGACCAGTAGAGCCGCTGGCACTCGGGGCACCGCACCCGGATGAAGTCGTGGTCGGGGCCGTCGTCGTCGTAGTCGTAGCCGTGTCCGAAGCTCATGTTCCCCCCTCCCCCTCCTGGCACTCATCGCAGATTGTGGGCTCCAGTCCTCGGCTTCGCCACTCCACCCAGGAGGTCGCGCAGCACCCGCAGAGCACTCCTCCGACTGCCTGGACAGAGGCCCGATACGGGAGGATCTGGGCGAAGACGGAGTAGTCGTCATCTCCAGTGAGGGGGGAGAGGCAGCGGAAGCACTCCCCGATGCTCTCGGCTTCGCTGAGGAAGCCTCGGAGGCTCGGGGCTGCGACGGTGCTGGTCAGGGCTCGGCTGTTCATCGTTCATTCCTTCGCGGGATAGAAAGGGGTGGAGCCTCCCCCCTGATGGGCTCAGGGGGGATTCGCCGGACTCCGCAGCTAGGTCGCCGACTGAGTGGAACGAGCGGGCGTGTGCTCAGCCATGACCGTGCGAAGGACACGCCCGCATTCCGGTTACCAGGGGATTTCGTCGTCGCCCACGGCAGAGGGGGAGGTCGGCGGCGGGATGTAGTCCTCATCCCTGATCTCATCGCCGGCGTCGGACCCGCTCTCCTCCTCAAGGGGGAGGTCCTCAGCAGAGGGGGCAGGGGAGATCAAGTCGTTTAGATAGACGTTGATATGGTCCCCCTTCGTCTGCTTCGCGACGGCGACCACAGCCCCGAGGATCTCAGTCGCCACCGGACCCGTCTTGCGCGTCTCAGGGTCGAGGAGCCCTCCCATCACAGGGGGGATGCTCCCGAGGAGGACCTGGAGGTCGCGCTTCGCCCATCCGATCTGACGCCGCCGCTTCTCCTCATCATCCTGCCGCCGCCCCAGGGGAGCGAGCATTCGGACCAGCACCTTGCCGTCGAAGAGGCCCCCGAGGATGGCGAACACGAACTTGAGCCACAGGTCGCCAGAGCCGCTCTCGAAGGCTGTGAAGCCTACGACAGTGGCCCGATGCTCTCCATCAGGAATGGAGGGGTCCGAGTCCGAGCCCCTGGTGTCAGAGGGGGCCGGAACCTTCTTCCAGAGGTCGTAGTAGTTGTCAGTCATTGCCAGTGTTCTCCTCGCTGAATGTGTCGCGGAATGCCCGTGCGAGGGCGGTGAAGGTCGCAGGAAGCTTCGGAGGGAGGCAGCGACCAGGAGTGCCCCGACCCTTCGCCTCCACCCGGAACTCGGGGGTGTCTGTCGCCTGCGTCAGCAGGTAGCGATTCCCATCATCGCTGTCGATGTGGAGGTGGAAGATGAAGTCGACAGCGGAGAGCAGGGGGAGCTTCCCCGTGTTCGGCAGGTTCACCGAAACGAGGCTGCGGCCAGTGTCAATGGCTGTCCCGTTCCTCCGCTCAGTCATGGGCGAGAGCTTCTCGTGGGCGAGGAAGAAGGGGAGGATCTTCCGCCCATCTGCCGCCTTGAGGTTCACGACCCGATAGACGAAGCTCGACCAGCGGGCCTTGAGGAGTGCCCACCCCTTGCCGTGGGCAGCATCGCCAACGGTAGACACGCCCAGCTCCTGGCAGACGGACTGCTCGCAGAATGCCCAGGCACGGTCGACCGTATCGATCGAGACAGCCTGGAATTCGTGGGCCTCCGTTTCCAGGGCATCGATGACCCCAGCCAGCTCAGCCCAGCTCCGGGGCTCGACAGCCGTCGCCTCGATCATCCGGGTGCCTCCTTCGAGGTCGACTGCCAGGAGGCCAGGGACTCTCGACATCATGTAGGTTTTTCCGCTGCCGCATCGCCCGAACAGGACCGCGCTCGTATAGCGCAGCCCCTTCGGCCTGTGGGGCGCTGTGGGGAGGACTCCAGCCCTCCGGGTTCCTGCTCTCATGTGGTCGTTCCTTCCAGCTCAGGGTGGATGTCCTCTCGGACGGAGAATGCCGAGGGTCCGATGACCCCACGGCAGAGGTCGAAGAAGGCACATCGCCCGTAGTCCAGGCAGTGGTGCGGGTTCCTGATGGTCATCCCGCCGCCTTCGATTCTGAGGATCCTGCGGTGGGCTTCCCAGGCTTCGTATCGCCAGCGGTCGATCTGCTGGTCAGTCCTGGTGAGCACGACCTCCTCGAAGTAGAAGTCGGGCCGCTCCCTGTAGTCGTCAGCGAGCCTCTTCGCGAAGTCCTCGATGCCCTCAGGCACCCTGCGGGCGAGAGGCCGCCGAGCTGACTCCCTGGCGTCCCTCCTCTCCTCCCAGGCGTCAAGGCTCTCCTCCCAGGTCCCATCCGACAACAGGTCGTAGTCGTGCTGCTGACCTCCAGTCGGCCGACTCCTTCGGGTCTTCCGCTTCGGGGGGGCGAGGGGCTTCCTGGCTGCCACCCTTGCCCGATACTCAGTGAGCGTCTCGCCCGCCGAGGGTCGGATGGAGGGCTTCCTCGCAATCCGGTAGACCATCTGGCGGACAGGGACTCCGAACAGGTCTGACGCAGCCGCCAGATAGGCCGATACCTGCCAGTCGAGGTCGAGCCTCTCCAGGTATCCGCTATCAAGCCGCGAGGAGGTCTTGATCTCCAGGAGGACGGGGACCTCGTTGTCGCCGAATTCCCCAGGCAGGAACACCCCGTCGATCTTGCCGGCGAAGTCATGCCGGGATGAGGGCCTCCCTGTCTCGGGGTTCAGGAACGGAACCCTGAACTCGACCTCGGCTCGTGACGGCCAGCGGTCCCAGCGGCGAAGCCCACCCTCCACCAGAGCACGGACGACCGCCGCATCGGTGGCGATTTGGAGGTCCTCCGAGTCGGTCCAGGCTGGCCCCGCTGCCTCCTCGAAGGCACGCACGGCGAAGTCAGCAGAGCCGACCTCGAACCCGAGGTGAACAGCAGATCCGGTGCGGAGAGCTTTGGAGGGTGGGGAGGTGAACCGCTCCAGGTAGCGGAGCCTCATCCTCTCCTCGCAGTTGATAAGCGTGCTCATCATCGACTGCGTCACAGGGGTGCGCGTGGTCACTGGCTGCCCCTCTCTCGCAGGCCGTGGTGGCAGACATCGCAGACAGGGCCGAAGCCCCACTGCGACCTCGGGCCGACTGGCGAGGCACAGCCCCAGCGGGAGCAGATCCCAGGGGGCTTGATCCTCCTCCGCAGGTTAGGCCGAAGCAGGGACAGGTTCCGGCCTGCCTTGAGTGCCTTGATCATGCTCCCCCCCTCACCAGCGAGAAGCTCCGCTCAGTGGACACCCTCTCCCTGACGTGGACGGCTCCATCGTCCCGGAAGGTCAGCTCCGCGCACCCGTTGTCGTCCATCCACTCCCACACGAGCCCGGCGATTGCCTGGAGGGTGTCCTGCTGGCTCTCCCCCTGGCTGGCACCCCCGTAGCTCAGGAGCTGCTTGACTACCCTCTCGGCGGAGGAGTCAGGGGTGGATGTGGCCTCGATGGGCACCCGGCTGGGATCTCCGTAGTTCGCAGGCCTGGAGGCTGCGCCGTTAGGCAGTGGCCCGAGCCCCTTAGCCTCACGCCATTCGCGGGCTGCGGTGTAGAAGGCGTTGCGACTGGTCTTGAGTCCCAGCTCCTCGGCCCTCTCCAGGATGTTGTCGGCCGTCAGGGCTGGGTCCTCTTCGATAAGCATCCGGGCGACTGCTGTCATGTTCATCATCGTTCGCTCCTTTCTTCCTTCGCTCCAGCCAGGACATCGCGCCCCGGGGTGGACCCCGCTCTGCCGGCCCCCTAGAAGACCGGCAGGCGACTGGTAGCTAGTTCTCGGACAGCAGGTTCTCGATGCCCGCAGAGCCCTCAGCGAGCCCCCTGCTGAGCAGGCGTCCCGCGAATCGCTCCAGGCTCCTCTGCTCGCTCAGGGAGCCGTCCTGAGCGGAGAGGGTCAGCCCGGAAACCACAGCAGCGAGGTTCCTGCCTGGGAAGCTCGTCTCGTCCCTGGTGCAGTCAGCAGCACGGCGGACCTGGGCCTCCGTCATGTGCCCGTCTTTCCGTCCCCAGATGTGGAGGAGCTGGAACGCATCTGCGACGGCGACCTTCGTGGCATCGACGAACTTGTCCACGAGGCCAGCTCCGCTGACCCGGGCCGACTTGATCGCGTCCCCCAGGGCTCCGAGGATCTTCTCTCCCCGGTCATTCCCGCCCGTGTGCGTCCATCGCTGAGTAAACGAGTCGCTGCCCCACCCGCCCATCCCGTTCGTGCAGATGTAGGTATATCCGCCCGCCCGCAGGTTCAGGGAGGAGTTGCCGACCTCTCCGTTGAACAGCTCGACCATCGGGACCGGGATGCGGGACCGGACCAGCTCCGGGTCGGTGGGCTTCCCGTTCTTGTCGAAGCGAGCCGCGTCCTCCTGGTTCAGGAGGGCTCGGATCCTCATCGAGTCAGCGGTGACCCGGTAGGAGATGATCGGGAGCTGCCGGAAGTCCGAGGACTCTGCCAGCAGACCCACGACATCGATGTTGTCGAGGTTCGTGGTGAAGCCCCGCTCGGAGCCTGACAGGACCCCTCGGATCGTGCGGAAGCCCTGACCGGGGATCCTCATCGTGCGGAAGAGCCCCCGCTGGTCTGCTGAGCTGGCGCGCTCGGACCAGTTGATCGTCGCCATCTGCTCGCCAGTCTCGCCGCTCATCCTCTGTCGCTCGATGAAGCTGAGCCC